CATTTGCGCGATCTCCAGGTTCGTCTGGTTGGTCGCTCCCGCTGTAGCCGCACTTATCAGGGCGTTGAAATCGTTGGTCGATTGCCCGTACACAGCCAGCAGGCTGTTAACGAAACTGTTTAAGAGTCCATAACCGCTGAGTGCCTGCTGCCATAACGTGTTCTGGGCAGCACCATATTGCTGGCTGATGCCCTGGAACATATTAAAGGTGTCGTCTTTAACCTGCTGACTGATTTCTTGTTCGCCCACCCCGAGTTTGGCCCAGTTTTGACCGAGTGATTGCCAGTTCTGGGCGGTCTGCTGCCAGCCTTGCGCCAACTGATCGTAAGCTTGCTCGAGTTGGATATTGCCCTGGATCAATTGCCCTTTCTGAGCTGCACCCTGCTGCTCAAGTTCGCCACCAAGCATGGCGGCTTGGGTGCTTGAACCCAGTCCCATGTTCGCCAGGTTTTGCGTTGTCTGGGCTTTAGCTGCAGTCGTTGCCGCATCCACCATCGCCTCCTGATCGGGGAAGAGTCCTTGCGCATTTAGTTTATTGGCGTTTAAAATATCAGCCGCACTTTGGCCTAAAGCGCTTGTTGAAAGACCGGCGGTTTGCGCGGCGTTGCCAAAAAACGTGTTTTGCAGACCGGCCAAAGTAGCCGGGTCCATCCCTGGAGCAGGAGTGCCGGCAATCTGTTTTTCCAGGTTGAGCGCACTAAGTTCTTCATTGATCAATGAATCTTGTGGAGATCCACCCGTCATGACGGGAGCAGGCCTGCCACCTCCGCCGCCGGCCACCGCACCACCACCACCGCCTGTTCCTACACTCCCCGGCACCTGACTACCTCCTGTCCAGGTACTTGGTCCAATCATCCCAGGATAATTCTGGGCGATCATTTGCGCCTGACCACTGCCGGGAGCTATCGTCTGAATCTGGGCGCCGGTACCGCCGCGGTAAGTGCCAAGTAACCCGCGAGCACTCAAAAACGCTTGCTGGTCAGGCGTCAGGTTAGCCGGTTTACCGTCAGATGTAGTGGCTTGACCAGTCTGAGCATTGTACCAGAAAGCGCCACCCTGTTCTGGCGTAGACAAAAATTGCGGCACTTGTACGTGCGTTTGACTACCGGCCGCAGTTCCAGGCTGAAACGCTGGAGCACCGGCCGTTGGTGCGCCGGGAACAGTTGGATAAGTAGGAAACCCAGGTCCAGCCGCTCCTGCCACCGTGCCGCCGGGCGCAACGCCAGGAGCAGCGCCCACTGCCGCACCGCCAAGACCAGGATAATACGGCTGACCTGACGGGTTAAAATCCTGTGCTGAGCGACCAAAAAATTCGTTCCCAGGGTCCAGAAAAGACGATGTTGATGGACCTGGAGCGGGCAATGCCGCGCCTCCAGTCGCTAAATTGGCAGCGTAATTTCCCATGGAAACCGCTGTGGGCAGAAGACTGGAGAGATAATTGGCAAGGTTCTCTTCACCACTGAGCAGGGTGTTGATATTGCCACCCCCAAACATAGTTGCCTTCGAAGGATCGATTTTAGGCACCGAAACACTACCGCCGCCTTTGCCGCCGCCTTTTGACGTAGATTTACCGCTCCTTTCTTTGTGACAATTAAATAATTAGGACAAAACGTCTTTTTTCTAGGACAAAACGTCAGTCATACTGGTACTTTTCGACTGTACAGAGTCTCTTTCAACCACCATTCCCTCGGAAGAGCATTAGGACAATTCGACTGTCCCAGCAGAAACCTTGACAAACCTTGACAACAAAACAACGCCAATAATATTAAAGCGTTTTCTTTTTCGTTTCTCTTTCTTGTAAGGCTTCTTTCTACTTTACTTTTTCTTTTAATCTTCTTCTTTCTGAGAGTTCTTCTTTCTGACCTTATCTGATCTACTTTGGCTTTGCGACAAAATTGAGGCGCACTCGCGCTACAAGGAAATCTGTGGCGAAAACGGGTTTCACTATCACTTGTGGATTCAGTGGACGCTCGAGCATGGTTTTATCTGGTTTGATGCTTCGCCGCCGCAAGTTGGTTTAATTGCGCGACCCGTAAACCTGCACATGGTCGAGCACTACGAAGAGTATCCGCACTCCGAACTCTTGTACCTTTTTGATCACCACGGCGACGGGATCTGGATGGATTTTCTCTGGGCGCCTGCTCATTTCGATACCGTGATGCGATTTCTGGAAGCCACCGGCAAAAAATGGGGTGGCTGGGAACACCGGACGACTTTGCGTCCGCACACCGTCGAACTGTCCAAACTCATCCATTGGTCCCGATGCCGTACAATAAATAGATTCCGCTCGCCAGCGCGGCTAGTCCACTGATAACGGCATAAGCCCCCGCAGCCACTGACACGCCGCTACTCCAGTTTGCCACGCCTGCTGAAAGATTGGCAACCACGCTATAGGCGGCCGCAGATGGAGCACTCGCTGAGTAGGTAATTGTGCGAGCTGCCCCACTGGAATTAAGCGTGCGCACGAACACGTTTGCCCCGGCATCCAGATTGGTGAGAGCGACTGAAAGATTGATTGCCCCGGTTAAGGTGTAAGAAACAAAGACCGTGCTCGCGCCAGCACAATTGACAGTCTGGTTTGCCGTGACCGCGGCATTAGTGCTTACCACCTGTTTAGAGGCAGTCGCTCCCAGTTGATTCTGTCCATTAAGCAGACCGGCTAAAAACACCGGATCACTGGAGAGTCGCGCCACAATCTGCTCAATCTGCGCGAGGCTTAAGGAGATATCGTTCTGAAAAACTTTCAACGCCTCCGGATAAACAGCTACCTCTCCATTGGCAACGCGCCCGGCCAGATGAAAATTACTGATCGCTTGTGGATCAACCGTGAAGAGACTCATTGCGACATCCCTCGTTGTTCATCTTTCTTGACTCGGTCAAACCGGGTAACGATCTCGTGGATCTCGGTTAAGATCTTGCCCTGGTTATCCAGCATCTTTTCCTGATTGGTGAGTGCGGACAACTGGCGAATCTCAAACGCCGTCATGTCGTCTTTAAATTCCTGCAGGCTTTTTTTGTTTGCCGCGCTATCAACATTGCCCTGATGGAATTCCGAGGTTGCCGCTCTCATCCATTCATGGATTTCAGCTACTTGCTTGACCAGTTCCGCCTTGATCCGTTGCTCGCCTTCAAATGCTACTTTACGGGATACTTCGATCTCGGCTTTATTGCGGTCGGCGCTATTCCAAGTCGCGACCCAGTTGCCAAGACCCGAAAGCGCCACCAAGCCAACAGTAGCGAGCTGCACCCACTGATGGCCGCTCTGAGCCAGCGTGGTAAGAACCGCTCCATTGGTCTTAGGTTTTTCGTCCACACTTTGTCCAGTATTTAGTGCTTCGGAGTGGGAGACGGAGTCGGCGTCACCGTAAAACTAAATGCCCCAACTCGTACTACGTAGGACTGATTCGCAGTCCCGTTGGTTTTGTCGGCAATCCTACCGTGAAGATGAAAGGGTCCGATGGCGGACCCTCCAACCCCAGCCCGTTAACCGCCGCCGCGGTCAGGGTGTATGAACCATTGGCAACCGCGCCCAGATCGTAATGCAACTGCTGGCTCCCGTCCGAATTGATAACGGCTTGCGTCGTAATCGGTGTCTGCGCGATCCCGGTGATCACGTAGGAGACAACATTCAAACTCTGTTGTGCTTGAGCCGGTACAGGATCGCAGACTAAAGGAAGGGTGCGCCAAGTGTGATGTTGGCACACCCAAAAACAAACAATGCTACCAAGGCTTTAATCATAAGCAAAGACCCCCACGACATCACGCAAATGTGGTATCGTAGGGGCAGTATGTTTCGCATTACTATTAACGCTCTTCCGGAGCGTTTTCGAGAGAAGATTTTTGTCGATAGAAAGTCTGGTTGCTGGCTCTGGATCGCCGGAAGTCACGGTAGAGGATACGGCGGATATGCCGTTACACACTCCAAGAAAGAATACGCCCATCGCTTTGCGTATGAGTTCTTCTTTGGCCCAATCCCAAAGCACTTGCAGATTGACCATCTGTGCAAAAACAAAAAGTGCGTAAACCCAAGGCATCTGGAAGCTGTCACCACTCAAATGAACACGCTGCGCGGAATGAACTTCCCTATCCTTGACGGAAAGCATTGCATGCGAGGTCACCCGCTCTGGGGAAAAAATCTGTACATGGAAGGCACTCAACGCCGCTGTCGGATCTGCGGTAACGCTAGAGCAAGGAAATATCATAACACAAAAAAATAGTGTTCACCATCCCGTGTCGGCGGTGTAGTGGTAGCCGTAAACAGTGTTCAGTGTGACAGCACTAGTAAACTGGAACCCAGCAAACCCACCCTGAGATGATCCCGATATAGCCGCCAGACTGGCGTTTGCTCCTCCTACAAGAGTCGCAGCACTAGCGGTTCCGTCATTGGCGTAAATGGTGATGGCTGGATCTTTGGCCATTGGTTTTGGAAAAGCAATCGAGCCCAATGCATACAGACCATTTTGGATAACAGGAAGATATCGGAACCCTGGTGTACTGCTAGCCGTTGGAGGTTTCACCCCATAATCATAGGATTTTGCGAAGTAGCGTAGGCATTCATCCAGGTTCTGGCTGAAGGGTTTATCGATCAGCGTGGTGCAGTTGGGGCCGGGCTCGTGCTGGATGAACATCAAATCGAAGGTATTGCCAGCAGCAGCAACAAAATTACTCTGTCCCGGTACGCCAACAAGGCCAGCTGCTCCGCTTTGCCAGACGTTAGCGGCTGGCAGCATTTTACTCGCGCCTGCCGCTAAAACGACAATGATAAAGTAGGCTAATGCTCCTGGAGTTGTAACGAAAGTTCCGCCAGACGCCCATATCGGAAGATTAGGCAGTGTGATCAGAGTCAGAGTATTAGCCGCTCCCAAAGTACAGAGCGATCCCAGGGCATAGGCTCCAGTTGGATCTTGCAGGGTCAGGCCGAATTTCAAATTGGCTACATTACTTCGACAAAGGATCGAAATGGAATGAACATCATTACTTAATTCACGAAACTGCGGACCTTCGATAAACTGAAAAAGCTGTAAATTATCGCTGGCTCCTAAAGTCGCTGCCGTAGTAACAGTAGTCCGCAAGAACGAACGGCTTATTCTAAAGCTCGTACCTGGGATACACCCATCCGGCAAAGTCGCGGATTGCTGACCGGCAGTAAGGTTATAGGTTCCTGCTCCTGTATATTTCCAACGATCAATAATTAGGTTACCACTTGGACCGGATACAGTGCTACCGACATTCCGCTGATCCACCTCAAAATTGGGGTTGCCCACCGCGTTAAAACTCCTGAGGCGCACACTGTAAATTTGCCCTGGACCCTGGACGCCCGCGATGCGGAAACTGGTCCCGTCATAGATCATGCTAACCACGTAATTGGCTTGCAGTTCGCCGCCCGTTAAAGGGTTGCCATCCGGGGTAACAATCGGGACCAGGCCCAGGGAGGAGACGTTGATATTGGCAGTGCCGGTATTGGTATTGGCAATCTGGACACTGAGCCACATCCCGGCGATATAAGCGCTGGGAGGCGGCGTTAAAGCCGTCACGTAATTGTTAGCTGTCCCGGTGTCAACACTGTAATTGTTCCAGCCGATTGCGCTGTCATTGTAGAAAGAGAGAATATCCGCGAAATTAGCGTCCAGCATCGGGATATTGTTGGGTACCCCGGCGCCTTGAGAGGCAAAAGCCGTTGGTACTGCAGTGTGCGGTCTTCCAGCCATAAGTTTTATGCTCCCCAGTCAGCAGGCAACTCGGTGTATTCGACGGCAAAAGCGCCAATCGCCGCTGCGCTTCCGGTTAAAGTCAGGTTCAATCCCAGTCGTTTCACGGTAATCGGTAAATCAAACTCCATCAGTTTATACTGCGGTCCCAGCGTTGACCATGTAAATGGACCGGCATTGGACCAGGCAAAGGTCGCAGTGGGATTGTACCAGATAAAGGCCAGGGTTGGGTTAGTGGATTGGAGATCGGGCGTGTAAGTGTTCAGGCTCTCGTCCACCGCCGTTAAGGCAACCGTGGAAGAAAAAGAGGCGATCAGTTCGACGCCGGCCCTGATAATGGTTTTTTCCCTGATGCGCGTGCCGAAACACCACAATTTGGTGTTGATCTTACTGGTCACATTGCCGGTGCCGCCACAGATCTGGTAGATTTTGCCTGCGGTATCAACGCCAAAGATCTTCTGTTGACCGTTGGTCTGGTCAACGCCGTAAGTGATAAAGGCGATATTGCCCTGGTTCAGGCTGAACCAAAGCTGGGTCTGAGCGTTCGGGTTATAAACCAGGCACATGATCCGGTAAGTGCTGTCAGACGCATAAAAAACATTCCAGCATAAGACCCAGACGCCCAGGATCTGGCCCCAGGCCGCGCTAAAACTGGAGTTGGCAACGCCTAGGTTCTGGAAAAAACCAGTAATCGGGTCTGACACATCGATGGGCTGAGAACCCAACAAACCCCATATCCCGTATAAACTGGAGTAATAAACCGCATAGCCGGCCGGCAAGAAGCTCCATTTATTGATCAGCCCCGCTTCATCGGTTAAGGTCGAGGTCTGAAACTGCAGAACCGCCGGTTGACCTGTATCGTAGAGACCTCCATAGATCCTGATCCAGTTGTATCCAGCTACATAGAGGTTGCCTCCATACGGCGCCAGCATCCGGATAGGCGGGGGGCAATCCATTTCGGTAATGAGAAAAGATCCGCCGTCACCGCCCAGGTTATTGTAAGTGCCGCCGGCCGTAAAAGTGATGGTGCTCTGGTTAGCCAGCCACAGTCTATTAGAGTAAACGGTGATAAAGGCAGCTGGCTGCGAACTGAAAACGGTTGAGAAGACGCTCCCGTTCCAGGCATAAACTTTCGCGGCATTGAGATCGCTGAAGATAATTTGCGTGCCTTGCCAGTTGGCGATGTCGCAGTTCGCACTCATGGTGCCGGGAGGTGTAACTGTAGTGACGCTACCGCCCAGACTGGTCTGGTAAATTGCCCCGTTGGTACAGAGACTGAACAAATAAAGCGCCTGATTTAAGACTTGCGCACTCATCCAGATCACGGGCGATGGGAGAGTGGCGATTACCGCACCAGGAGGTGGAACCTGCTGCAAGAGCGGTCCCAACGGCATCGCGTTGATCAGCTCGTCGTAAGCCGTATCGCTGATAAACCAGCGCGCTACTCCACTGGTTTTATCGATACCGCCATGCTGACCGCCGTCCTCGGGAAAGAAGACCGTGTCTATCTGCGGATCAAGCGGGCGACGAGTAGGCATAGCTCATGGTCTGCGAGGGTCTGCCCCGTATTGCGAAGGTACACGGTAAACGGGATAAACACCCAGTCTTCGCTCAACCTCAAAGGCGTACTTCTGGAAGAAACGTTCGCTTTCCCCGAATGCCTGTTGATTGTATTTGGCGTAAGACGCGGCTAACCAGGGAATAAGAGTGTAATCACTGAAAGCGGGCGGAATCACCGTTTCATTGTCGGTGACAGCCTGTAACAGGTTGGGCAGATAAGTGCAATCAACCTCCAGGGTGTAAACACCATTGGGGATCGGCTCAACGAAAAAGCTTTGTGTGTCGAACATGCCCCAGATAAACGGGATAAACGTGAACCCCCGGAAGGAGCGGTAGATAGCACTGAGCTCGTCCCATGCCATATAATCAAGCAATGGGACCAAGGTATTACTCCAGAAAACGGCCAGGCTATTGATTTGCAGGATTGCGGCCGCAGAGGTGCCGCCACTCTGTAGAGCACTCAGCACCGAGGTGAAAGTGTACTTGTCCTGGTTGGCAACCGTCTGGATAGAAACCAGGGCTCGGCAACAGAATGTATCGATGATCAGGTCTGCCCTGGCCTGATTAATTAAATCGATCAGGTCTTGCTGAGTAAACGCTGTCGACAGAGCGTCCCGCAGCATGAAGCGAGTCTTCTGGATATATGTTCCAAGATTCACTCACTGTTTCCTTGCCGCCAATCGATCGAAATCCGCTCCCGGCATGGTCTGGTTCATGTTCACGGTCACGAAGTCAAAAGCCTCAAAGCGCTTTTCCTTGTCCGGTTTATTCGCCCAGCCAAGAGACGCCAGCTTTTGTTTCCAGAGCGTGATCTGACTTCCGATACCGCTGTTGCCCATTGCGCCAGTGGTATGTTTGTCGCGGTAATTGCGCGGGCCTTGATCTACGTTGCGCGAGTTTATCTCACTGCGGGTATCCCACAGAAATATCCACCACGCTTGCTCCGGAGTGAGCAGCACGGCTTTACCGGGAGGAAAATCGAACAATTCCCCGTCCATCTGGAAGGTGCAATGACCGCTGAACTTGTCGTCACTGGAGGGTTCAGGCTGGTTATTGTTCTTGGCCCAGACTCTCAAGTGATTAGGAAAATTGCGCGTGTCCATCGATGTTTAACGCAACTGATAAACTGTCAGGGTTCCTGCGGTGGTTGGGCAATTGACTCTGATATTTGCCCCATCACTGATAAAAGGAAGGAGCGAAGTGACGCTTGCGGTGCCGCTCCCCAGCGTTACCCAACCCGGCGAACTAGTACCTTGGAAAGCCTGCAATTGCATTGCGGTAGTGCCGCTCGTCAATACGATAAAGCCGCTGCCGGGAGGCAAAACGTAGGTGCTGCCGGCTGCCATCGTCTGCAGGTTAGGGATCTCAAACAAACATCCAGGAACATCGTTTACGGGATTGGGAATTGAGTATCCCTGGAACCCGCCGGCGAATGAACCTGTGTTGAACGGACTCCAAAGCAGGAAACTCAAACTCACAGTGCCGGCGGCCGTAGCCGGCAATGAGATGTGAATCTGCGTGGCGCTGTCAATCGAGGTGATCACGCTTCCGGCGGGTACGCCCGTACCTGTCACCGGCTGACCAACGTTGAGGTTAGCGGTTGCCGTTAAAGCGGTGATGATCGCGGAGCCAGCGCTGGTGGTTCCGTTCTGAGTTACCGCAGTGATCCACGGCGACGGAGTAGGGATACTCGCCGCAATGGCGGGTGCGTTTAAAATTGCGACTCCAGGGATTCTTGGCATAAAAAACCTATGGTATACCTACCTCATTAGCATTGGTAAAAGCTGTCGCGCCACTGCCGCTGGTGCCGTTAGTGGTCTGGCTGGTGAGATACGCTCCCATGACTCCTGAGTTCTCGGTTCCGCACCGATCAGCGATATCATGCAGAGCCTCGCGCAAAGTGGCTCGAGCACTCGATTTACCCCAGGGAGCCACGGCGGTGAACGTTGCCGAGTTAATCGGGTTAGAAACCGATGCGCTTAAATTGACGTTAATCGCGAACTGGGACAGAGCGGCCATTTAAATTGTCACCGAGTTAAAGCCTGTCACTACCGCATTGGCTTTTGGTTTGGTGTTGATGAAAGCCAGAAGCAGCATGATCACGCCAGTGAACGAGAGAGAGTTACTCGGCAGATTGGCAACGAAATCAAAGAATTCCCATTCCGCATCCTCATGAATTCTGGCGCTGAGATAGTTGAAGTTTGCCAGGTACAGCGTGCCTTCCGGGCAATACGGATCGATGTAGATCGGAACTTGCATCACCTCAAGCGCCCGGAAAGCGCTCAAGTATTCGGTCGAGCGAAGCTGATTGGGTTGGTAACGTTCCAAGCCCAGGAAATCCTGCATTAACAAGGTCCAGGTGCCGGCATTCATAAAACCGGCATCGGGAATCTCGCCCTGAGCTTTCACCACCCCGTTGATGTACTGAGCGATCAAGGCGCGTGTAGGGTTGACACCTCCTGCGGCATACCGTTTGGCTTGCCACCAAGGATTGTTCGAGCGGTTAATGCCTCCGTAGGTCACCAGATTGGTCCCGTCATCGATGGCGCCCGGCAGACCGATCGGTTCCAAAGCGTTGGTAGTGTTGTTGTAGAGCACCGTGCCCAGCATGTCGCGCATCGCGTTACCGGCATCGTTAAAACGCAAATCCAGTATCGATTGGATCTTCTGCTTTTCCTGAATAAGAAGTTCAGTCGCTAAAATTGGAATCGGGCACAGAGCCATGCACAGACTCCAACTCGCCGGCGTGATACCCACCAGCCCTGTGGGACTGGTAAAGGTGCCGTCAAATCCCGTAAATTGCGGTTGCACCATTTGCTGGAATTGCACGTTGGCGATCACACTGTCGATACCGCCCGCTTCCAACATCGCGTTTGAGAGTAACCCCACCAAAAATGGACAGGTGTTATATACCTGGACGATTGCTCTCTGAAGGATTGCTCGTCTGGTGATGTAGCTTAGTTGTGTCCCCAGACTGCCTGCGGGCAAGATCCCTGATCCTAATGGCATAAATTATCCTTGCTGAGAATTGATCATGTCCAGCCCTTCTTCCCAGGCCTGGTCCAATTGTTCTGCTATGTAATTGCGTTGGTCCGTAAAGAGCCGTGATTTTGGGTTACGGAGTTCTTTGCGAAAATCGTTTTTCGGTCTTTGCATCCGGGTACTGAACGGACTCCTGACGGGATTAGAGCCGGTGACCGGGGAGTGTTGAGCGATGTAGAACCTGGCCGCGGTTTCAAGGGAGAGCACTTCGCCTTCTTTGTACTTGGCGGCGACCAGTTCTTTGACCGCTTTTATATCTTCCTCGTCCAGATTAAACGGCGCACGTTTGAGTCTGGTAATTGTGCGAGTGGTGTCCTCATCGTACTCTCGCCGGGCGGTACGCTCTTTGAGTTCCTTGAGTTCGTCTTCCAGCTTCGAGGTGCGTTCCTTGATCAGTTTCTCCACACCTTCTTCCTGTTCAAGGAAAGGCACCCTGGCATTAGGATCGGCTTCACGCACCAGTTGCTCGAGTTTTTTGCGCAACTCAGGTTTGGACGTGAGAAGCGATTCAACGTTTTTAAGTCGCTGATAATCGGCTTCTCTGGGGTTGGGGTCAGCCATAAAGCTTTTACTTGCCGGCGCGCGTGGTGCGCTCAGCAAACTTACCAGGAGCAAGTTTCTGGATACTGGTCTTACCTACGTCGGGCAAGACGGGGGGATTAACACTGTCCAGATACACCTGGTTAGTGTCAGTTATTTTGCGCGATCTGTTGCCGGATGGCCTTTTCATGTGTTGCAGTCCTCTTCACACCGAATGGTTCTGCCTTCGTCGACCGGGCGGCCGATCCGAGGCGTGAAAATTGTTTCCCCGCGATTCAAGACCACCGGAGTCCCGGTAGTAACCTGTTTAGGCGTATCGCGACGATTAACCACTTTGAGTCCTTTACCGCTGAGTGGTCCTTCCCCTGAAGTGTTGACCTGGCTGAAACGTGTGGTCTCGACTTCGCGCACCTCGCCTTCACTGTGCGCTTTAACGTGTGTGCGATACTCTTTTGCTTTGTGGAAAGTCTTGTTCATGGCGGTCCTCCAGCTCCGGGGATCGGGCCTCGAGGAGTCATTGCCATCTGCGGATTCAAGGGCGGCATTCCCGGTGGTGGCGCACCCGGAGGCATACCGCCCGGAGGCATTGGTGGCGGCATCTGGGTTCGGCGGTTCTCGGCAATTGCCTGGGCGATTCGCATATGAGGATCAACCGAATCCTCTTTGCCGCCTTCCGGACGAGAAAATATCTTGTTGAGCTTCACCAGTGCTTCGGCAACCAGTTCACCTTCTTTACTTGGTCCGAGTTTAGTCAAGGCCTCGCGCATCGCTTTTAAGACTGCCCGCATGATATCCATTCCATTGGCATGCTCGCCGGCGGGTCTGACAGCCATTGGAACCGCGGCACCCTGTGGAGGCAAGACACCGGGAGGTCCACCCCCGGCGCCCGCCATTGGATTTGAGCCTGCGACTCCAGGTGCACCCGGTGGTGGTGCGCCAGGAGGAGTACCAGTCGGCGGGCCGTTCGGTATTCCTGAAGGAGCAGGAGTATCGTCGTCAGCCACCTCCCAAGTACCTTATTCGCCGCCAGCGTTCTACCGGCGCTTTTTGCGCCCGCGTCGCCTAAATCCCAGAATCTCTTCCAGGTACAGCATAAAGGATATCCTCCTTGCTAAAGTTTGAGAGAGTTGCGTTTGGGTCAGGAGGGACATTAAATGTCTCACCCTTAGAGAACACTATTTATGCTTCACACGTAAAAAGCACAAGGAAAAAGTGTTGACGCTTCTTTAGTGCGTACAGATTGGTTCCCGGCTTAAGAACACCGGATTTGCGCCTGGAACAACTTCTAAGCGCGGATAGATGGGAATATTACAAAGCACTAGTGCGCCTTCGTGGACACTACTAAAGACCACAAACTCTTCAGGGAGGAGCGTAGCGATAAGCTCGCAGATATCCTCGGGATGCATAAACGCGGCTTCAACGCGCAACCCTGTTAACTGCTCAGTGCCAAGCACCAGAACCATGAACCAGCTTTTATTTCTCGGGGTCTCCACTACGTTTTGCCTGCTGCTTTTGTTGCTGAATTGCCTGGGCAACCATGTTCGCCATCAGACGCCTCTTTAAACGTTTCTTTAAGAGTCCTTTCATGGGCGGACTAATGAACTCGATCAAGCTCTCTGGGTCCATCGCCTGATGGCGAACCAGTTGCTCGGCATCGCGTTTCTGGTCCTCGAAGAAAACAGGACTCGCAGAGTGACCGTCCACCTTGATGCGGGTAGCTTCCGGCACTTCACTCATCCTGAAATAGCGCCCTTTAAACTGCCCGTCATCCTCGTACACGGGATAAAGCGAAGCGTCGTAGCGACGTTTGTACCGGAAGATCTGGTTAGTCCAATCTTCGATGGCTTTTTCCACGATCAAAGCTTTAACGGCGATGGGAGCTGCCGTTATCCGCATGAGAGCACTTTGAGCTTCAGCACCTCGTTGCCCTGGTTCAGGCCGGCCGAACATTCCCGGCCTCATATCGCCGGCTTCAATGAAATAATCGCTGATCTCGTTCATCATGGTAAATGCCGAATCAGGGATATCAGGTTTCAATTCCTCGATTTTCGCAGCAGGATTAGGAATAGAGGCATAACCGCCGGGACGATTTAAGGCAGCAATCTTGCTTTCGCGCATTGGCCCTACTCCAAACCCGATCTTTGGCGTTTTAAGTATCTTTTCGAATAGCTCATCCATCTGGGCGACCCGCTTAGAAAACCAATCCTGCAACAGCAACAGATCGTCAGCGAGGGAGTAGCCCCAGAAGTAATTCTTTTTAGGCGATGGCCGCACCACTGTAACCGGCAGTATCCCCGGCACCCCGATTTCACTTATCGGCAGATCAAAGATGGCATTGGATGCGCTCAAAAGCACCCAGTTCCAATCCCCGATATCGTCATCAAAAAAGATCAGATTGCTAACCCGGTAAAGCGGGGTCATTACGTAGGGATTATAGCTGTATTGGCCGCCAAGGCGGCTCATCACAATGCCGGTTTCAACGTTCCCTGAGTTTATCCCCTGGTAATTAGAAACAAAAACCCGATCAGTCTCGACATACTCAGGCGCCACCGTTTCGAGGTCTGCCATGATTTTGTCGCGCACCCGTTTAGGGTGCATGGTAAGCCGGATCTCAATCTCGGGGCGAGTAAGGTAAGCATCCCAGCAAATCGCCTGTTGCTGCATCAGATCGGTGACTGACTCGTTAAAGACACCGAACATTTCGGGTTCGAGAATCCGGCTGACGAGCGTTGGTGTGCCATCGGTCATCCTTTCCGGTAACGTAATGACCGGGCAACATCCGCAGGTCAATCCAGACAGGACCGCTTCCCAGGCTAAAAGGTCGCTCCCGGTATCGTGCCAGGCATCCTGTACGCAATCGATAACGCTTTCGACCTTGTCCAGGTGTTCAATTTCATCCGGGGGAAGTTCGGCCCAGTAATAGGTGCGGCCGGGAGCGTACAAAAAAGATGCGACTCGATTAGTAACTGGCTTGACCTTGTTATGGCGCGCCTGGTCGACGTCTCTGCTCCCGTGATCATAGGCGTTGCGGCATTTGTGATAAAAAGCGCCGCGGTTAGGAGAACTCGCCATGCATTTATCGCGTACCTCGATGGCTTCCTGATACCGCCATTTCTCGCTCAGTTTCATGGTCCCAATCCTACTCTGCAAACTCCGCACCACATAACGATCAGGGGCGGATCAGGTGTCCACACCACAAAGGGAGTGACCTCGTCTTGCTGGTCGACCTGAGCAAGTTGTTCTTGAGCTTCTGGAACGATTTCGTCCATAGCGGTTCAAGTCATCCGCACGGTGCCGGTTAAACGCGCATAAGCCACACCGTTGCCGACTACACCGCTGATTAAAAAACGTAACCCGTGAAAAGGTCCGTTAATGATCCCTCCGTACGGGGTGGAATTGGCGAGCGTGATGGTGACCGGGGTACTGGTGCCTCCTCCGGTACAGACCGTCCTCCATACCGGCACCAGCGCCCCGGCACTTATGTCAGAGTCAAGGCCCAACTCCTGAAGTGTGAGCACAGTGCCAACCCCGGTTGATCCGGCAGCAATCGAAAATATTGCCAGATCAATCACCGGACCTTGCAACGGAGTATTTTGTGGGAGTCCCCCACCCCCGGCCCCGAATGGCAAAGGCGCCAAGATGGTGCAGATCGCGATATTGCTAGCGACATTATTGACGTAGGAAAAAATCGGCGTTGACATAAAAAAAGCCTTTATCCTTTGTATCTGCCGGCGATCTGGGTCCGGTCAGAGAGACCTGCCCCGGCTTTCCCAATCTGCACACCGTTTACGGCACTCACTGCTTTAGGCAGATTAGCCGCCCAACTCTCTACATCAACGGCTTCGCGTGCTCCGGTATTGATATTCATCTTCATCAGTGGCGCATCCTTGGGCAACTCAGGGATCAGCTTAGACAAGTTAGCCAGTCCAAACCCAGCTCGCATCCCGCTCTCAGACTGGTAAATCCCGCCAAAGCTTGGTTTCGGGTACCCGGTCGCATTGCTGTAATCAGCCAAGTTCTGAGCCGGCAACACGTCACTTAAAATCCGATCCACGTTTTGCGCTTTGACACTCCCTATGTGCGGTGCGGTTCTGAACGCTCGTTTAGCGATCCGCTTGCACCTGGGACACAATGGCAGTGGCGATTCAAATTCAAGCTCGCACTCTTTACAGCGCCATTCCTTGATGATCATCCGCTAATCAGGTTTTTGAGCTCTTCCTCGCGTTCACGTGCCAGATCCCGTTTCTCGGTTATCCAGTCTTTGACCCTTAAATATAACAGATCATCACTAGTTGCCCCCTTAAGCAAGAGACTTCGTTCGTCCATCCACTTGCCAATCGTGCACCCGCTGCCTTCTAAATCATAGCGGATAGGGTCGAGATAATTAAATACTGCCACTAAGAGCCCCATCACAAGGTCATCGTGTTTGCCGTCACTGCTCTCAATGTAACCGCCCGGTCCCCTGATCATGTAACTCATTTCGTTGACCAGATTCATCGAGTGAAGCATCAGGCGCCCGCATTCAAAATAGCTCTTGATGTGGTGCAATCCCTGATCCCGGGTAAGCGCGCTCTGGTTAAAGTGTTTAGCCGTGTAATTGGGGCTTAAACTGTCTATCCGCTTGTAGGCGTAAGCGCGTAAACTGTCGAAAGCCAGTCCCAGCTTGTCATAAAACCCGGTCACATCAGCCTGTAAATGTTCAACCTCGTCGATCACACTGGCCCCGCCTCCCTGGATTTCCACGTTCCAAACCACGTTCGGCGTCCCGTCCTGACGATGGTAAGCACCAAAAAGGTATAACATCGCCCAAGCAAGATGTTTGGTATTTAACCCCCTGGCGGCAAACTCAGCGCACTGTTCCATACCGTCCTCAAAACAGCGCACCAACTGGATGCAGCCGTAGTCACTGGTCTCACTCATCCCATAAGCCGGGTCCACCCCGATAGAGTAAAACACCCCTTCCCCGTCTCGAGGCGGCTCAAACACTGCCAGGTGATATTTGCCGCTTCGCGAGTCAGTTTCCTCAACAGTCGTCTCTAAAAAGTTCTTTCCGAACTTGAACCTGAAATACCGAGGGCAATAGGAACTGGAGGGCGAGCTGATCTCAATCGTGCTTAAACGCAGCGATTCAGGGTCAAAGAAGGTCGAACCCCCATATTGAAACGCGTCCGGCGGCAGACACGGGTATTCCTGTTTAAGCGCGCTTAAATCATCGTGAAACTCCTCAGTCAGCATGTAGCGCCACCAGACAATCTGCTCAGGCACAATATCAAAGTCGTATTTGGTCTTGATCTCATTGACCCACATTTCTTCATCCCCGCTAAGCGTCCCGTCCCAGTAAGCCTCAAATACCCCAAGCGCGTCGTCCCGCTCAATCCGATACCATTCGTGCCGCCACCACCCGATGAAAATAAACCGGATCGCCCTGCTCTGTTCCGCCCTCTGACACATCTTGTGAAAGAGGTTAAACCCGTTCGCCGTACTCGCGTAAATGTAGAGCCGGTTCGGGTTAAAGTTGTCGATCGACGGCTTTAAACTCACCAAACTGTTGGGATCATCCCAAAACGCCACCTCGTCAAAAAACCCGATATTAAGCCCGGTCGAGCGGCCAAGAGTGCCTTTCTTGCGTTTGTTGGCGTTGTCAAACCCAAGACTGCTCCCGTTGGCCCATCCCACCAGTTCCCGCGCATCAATAGTCCGCGGCACACACCAGTCATCCCCGGCTTCCGCTAACGCATCGTACATCATGCGAAACGCCAGGTTCTGTTTGGTCCGGTTCTCGTCGGAATCAATCGCAAATAACCCTGTCATCCCACTATGCCGCTGCATCCAATACAATAAAAACGCCAGCGATATCGTGGTCGTGCCCGATTGCCGGCACTTCAAAATCACAAACTGATGTATCCCAGCCTTTAACGCTTCAAGAATCTCAGTGATCAGGTAGCGCTGTGTCGCAATCGGCCGCAGCGCACACCGCCCATAGCGCTTGGACGAAATCTTTAACTTGACGCACATTAACAGAAATGCGTCTAAATTAAGCACCTCACTCAAACTTTGTTCCGCAGGCATAAAAACTCACTGCTCTTCCCCTTCAAATGCGTTGGGAATTTAACGGCAATAAAGCTTCCTTGCTCAGGGTCCAGGGTCAATGGGAACTGGCTATCGCTTTCTCCCCGCGCATGACTCATGTC